CAACGAAGCAAACAAATCCTTCGTCGACTCTTCCAACTCCACCTCCTTCTCCGCCTTCTTCGGGCGACCCCTCTTCTTCGTTGGCTTCTCCGTATCACTATCCGATACGATAGCCTCCGACTTGGCGGACTTCGCTGACTTCGGTGCCTTCGCCTGCTTCGCGGCCTCCTTGGCCAGCAACTTCTCTTGCTTCAAGGCCTCCTTGGCTTGCAACTTCTCTTGCTTCAAGGCCTCCTTGGCCAGCAACTTCTCTTGCTTCGCTGCCTCCTTCTCCTCCTTCGACTGCTTCATTACCGGTTCCTTTCTTTCCAACGACTTCGGCATCTTCAGTGAGTAGTCCTCCAGGTCTAACCACTTCAACGCCTCTTCCGCCGGAAAATTAAATTTTTCCGCACACTTTGTTACCATCTCACGCATCTGCGTGTTCAGGCACATGTTCACGTACTTCATTGATGTTGATGTTGACATCTTCACTTCACTTTGATTTTGATTTACTTTTTATTCCATTTTTTATTTTCATTTCAATTTTTTTTTTCCACCTTACCTTTTTTCGCCTCTTAGGGGAACCTAGGTTCCCCTATGACCCCTCCTACTCCCTATTTTTGATAATAACAATATTTTCTCAATTGTTGTCTTCACTTACTATGCATGTATCTAACCCTATAATATTTTCATTATTCTCGGGAGGTATATCGTCCAATATGGGTTGCATAGATGATGCGACTACTATGGTTTGTCGATATGCATCTGCTAAAATGGTAAAGTCATGACTATCATATACACTTAGTCCAATGTCATCATATCCTCCCTCTGGGTAAGAAGTAGATGTAGAAAGTTCGTTGTTTTTAACACTCCAGTAATAAGTCCATGTTTTTTTCCAACGTGTTTCAACTTTTTCCAATAAATCATCAAGACCCATTGTGACCAAATCTATACGGTCTTGTTCCAAGTCTTCACCATTTTCGCAAAGTTCACCGTCAATTAATATCATATCGGAAAATCCATCTGTACATGATATAACCCTTATATGTTCATCTTCACTAAAATATTCCGTATGTATCTCTGGACTATACCCAGTAATATCATCATGACCAAGTGATTGTGTTGAGGCAATTTCCGTTCCATTTTCAAACTCAATATACTCACCATAAAACCCACGCAACGCATTTGCTGAAATAATATGTGGGATTGGCGCTCCTGTTTTTTTGTACGACACACGGGTTCTATCCTTTAGTCTCTCCACCTCACTTGGATTTTTTCGGTTATGTGGCGTGTTTTTGTAAGTAAGTTTTCCATTTTTATATATTAAAATTCTTGAGTCGCCAACACTCAATGTTTCTATTCGATCCACGTAAATTTTCACCATCGTCAGCATACTTCCAGAGAAAATCTTTTGCGAATTCCAAGCACCTTGGTATTTGAAACGAATCTGATTCAATAAAATATCAAATGAATTTGGTTTATCCATTATATCATCCCAGTCCAAACCGCGAATAATGTTGATACAAAAGTCACTACCATGACCATCACATACCACTTTCCACAAATAAGTGTCCGTTTTTCCATCAATTACAAAATCTTGACCCTTACATAATTGTTTTACACCTGACCGAATTGAACCACGTAGAGTTCTTGAGGTTAATTCAACTTGTTCGTTTATTTGAAAACTTGACATCTTTACTTAGTAATTGATTTAATAAATATAAATCTATCATCAAATCAATTTTTTATGAATATAACATTAACTTATAATCCGTGTATATTTGACATAAATTTCCCACCAATTATCTGTTTTGGTGTCTTTTTTTCTCGTCTCCGCTCTTCCACCTTTTTTGAAATCATTTCTACTAGTTTTTTCTTTTTTTTATTTATTTCTAATGCGTATTCTTGAGTTGCAACAACATGATTTATTGGTTCTATTTCCGTTTCGCCCTGTTTTATTTTTTCCAATACTTTTTCTCTCTTAAAAGAACACGCAAGACATACACAACCCAAATCCAAATAATGATTGCGTTGTATTGCGTTGTAAATTTGATTCTCAGATGACAACGTGTTATAAAAAATATATTCTTCTTTGGTATAAGGTATTACAAATGGACAACTAAGTTTATTCCGCCATTCGTCCAAATACTTATTTCTCTCGCATTCTGAAAAATAATAAGACAACTTCGTGTCCGTTTCTATCATTTCAAAATACTGTGCAGGTAACCTATATTCGTTCTTAAATTTTCTATAAACATCCCTTATCTCTTTTTTATCTGTTTCATAATCTTTTATGATAAATATGTCTGTTCCAAAAATATTCTTCATTGTCGTTGACCATTTTTCAGAATCTACAAGTCGCAATTTAATATAAACTATTCCATTTGTCTCTTGAATCATGTATCCTTTATCATGATCAAATGTTTCAAATGTAGGTATGTTATATACTTCACGATAATAATCTTTCGATGTTAAATGAGGGAATAACTTGTTAAAACGATATATAACGCGTCCAACATCGTATTGATTCACATTTTCATTTGTGTTATTAAAATGAAAATTGCTAATATTTTCAAAAAATTGTGATATTTTATGTTCTATTGGACTACGATATACATCAATCACATACACATTTCTACCTAAATATTTGTTGTATTGTATGATTTCATTTATGGTTACGTCTCTTACACCGCATATTACATTCAACATGGTTTCATCGTGTATATGAAATATGTAACTGTTTATATTAGATAGGCGAAAAGAAGTAACTAGAGTTGTTGAACCCACTTTTGGAGGACAATAAATAAAAATAATAGTTTTCCTTTGGTCGGATTCATTTATATTCATTTGTTCGTTGGCTAATTTAAGTAATTGAATCTTCTCCTCTGTAAAATTCATATATATTTCCAGTTGTATTTTGTTTTGAGAAATTACGCGATAAAATATTTTTATTTACAAAAAATATTTTATTTTATTTAATTCACATTTTTGATTTCGTTTTGTTTACTCGTCTTGACCTCTTGGTCTAGATGTCTTCTTATGAGTCCAAGGTTTAGAGTTAGAATTATTAGACTGAGTGTCCTTTCTAGGAGGGCGAACCGAACGAGGTGCTGAAACTACGTCAGCATCTCCACCATCGTTATCTTCTTGAAAACGCTTGTTTAGTTGGCGAGTTTCACACATCAAGGGGGTGTGCCTATCATCGGTAGAACCAACGCCGCGAATATTGGTTGCCTGATACTTATGAACTCCCTCATCGGTTGACTCAAGTGTAAACTCTACATACTCACCCTGGACCAAATATTTGTATTGTTCATTTTTAACATAAATGCTACTATGATGAACAAAAATATCTTCTCCCTCTTTTTGTCCCTTGATAACGGTAATAAAACCAAATCCTGCCTTGTTGTTGAACCACTTCACAATTCCTGTGTCTCTTGACATGCTGTTTATAGGTTATTACCGTGGATGCCTTTATATCGTTTGTTCAGTTATATATTTTGTAAAATACATTTTTCTACTTAATATAAATAATGCTTATTTGGTTTATTGTTGGATTGTTATTTATACATTTTGTAATTACACTTTCTCAAAAAACTTGCAATGTACTGGCGTTAAGCGGCGGAGGCAGTTATGGCGCGGTGCAATTAGGTATATTGGATAAAGTTAAAAGGGAACAATATGATATTCTTACCGGAATTTCTATTGGAGGAATAAACGCCGGGATTCTGTCTTATTTCAATTATTTACAAGATGGATATAGAATAAATGATGGTATAAATTTTCTAAAACAGTTTTATTTTTCTATAAAAACAGAAGATGTTTATTCTAGTCAAAACTTGTTGGAAATAACAAGTAGTGGTTCTTTATTCAAAACTCATTTTGAAACTTTATTTCAGAAATTTCATTTTAATAAACTTGAATATCCAATTAATGAAATCATACCTAAAACATTAGTTGGTGTTTTTAATTTAAACAGTTTCAAAACTGAAATCCATGAATTTGAAAAGTTAAATAAAAGTAATCAGTTTCATATTTTATCAGCGAGCACTTCAATACCATTTTTATTTCCAGCAATAAAAATAAATGAAACGAAATATAATGACCCTGCTATTTTTCAAAATGAAGTTTTAAAATATAACAACATTAAAAGCAATGAATGCTCTAACTACAACATTACGTATATAATAACATCAAAAAATATTACACCAGTTCAAGATGTGTATAACTCAATATACAATAATAATTTTTTATCTACCATTTTATCATGGTGGACTGGATTTGTCAATAACAAATTAATGAGTAAATTTTATTGTTCCAACCGAAAAATTCGAGGTAAAATAAATTATTGTTACGCTGACACAAATAAAACACTCAATTTTTCTAAATTTGATTTTAATAATGGTGAAAAATTATTTGAGTTAGGGAAAGAATTTACCAAATGTGATGTAGTGGACTATTGTCATTAATTCATTTTCATTTTTACAAAATGGTTAAAACTCCCAAACCGCGAGTTTTTACACAACTATAATATGTTTTTAATTATTATCATTTGTTTTTACATCATTTTGCATTCGAGATGCACAATTTAACATTGCCTTTATTTTTTATATCTTTCACAAATATCAATTAAATGTTCATAGTCGGGTTTTTGTTTAAATTCAAGCGATTGACAATGTTCAATATATTCACGAATGATTGGTTGATATCTTTCTTCTTTCAAGATGTTGGATTTCAAAAATATCATCATTTCATTATTGTTGTTCCCACTTGTGCCATATTTTGTTACATACTCCCACGGCAAAGACCCATTCAATAAATATAACCCGATATACGCAACAGACTCTAAGTCGTCTCTGCGACTCGGTTCAAACCCTTTATGTATGTTTACACTCACATAATTTGGCGTACCTATAATAGTCTTGTTTTCACACATTTCTATGTGTTCTGTCATTTCCTTATTTACAAACTTTTTACAAAACCCAAAGTCAATCAAATACAAAGTATAACGACGGTCATTCAATCCACGTAAAAAATTTTCGGGTTTTACGTCGCGATGTAACAACCCCCTTTCATGTATATATTGAAGTCGTTGGGTCATCTGTAACATCATATTTGATACTACATTGAGAGACAAAGTTTTATATTTTTCCTTTGTGGTTTGAAGGGAATCACCCAAAAGTTGCATTACCATATAATTATTCACTTCGTCTTTCCCAAACCACATAATTTTCGGTAATCCTTCGCTGTTACCCAAATATTGATATACAAGTGTCTCGTGTTTCAACAATTTAGTATCATTTTCATGAGGTTCTATTTTAACTGCTACAAATTCCTTCGTCCTCATATTTTCAGCCCGATAGATACATCCAAAATCTCCATACCCT